AGGATCCATGCGTTTTCTCCTGAGAAAAACTCAGAAAATTCTGAGGTTGGTGCTACCGCTGCGTACCCTGCGGCCGGCCGAGAAAGCCGCCGAAGGTGTAGATGTCCCCAACGCTCGTCGCCCCGCCGTCAGCATCGGCGGAGAACTGGGGGATGGTGGGGCTCGGGATGTCGATGTCGCCCTCCTTCAGGGCCTCCGCATCGACGCCGGTCAAGCCCCCGCCGGTGCCACCTTTCTGGCTTGCCGCGGTGCCGTCCTTCTCCATGCCGCTCGTCGACAGACCCTTCCCGCCGACGTTGAGCTCGCTCGTTTCGATCATATTCGATCTCCTTCGGGCGGGGGAGCTGCAGCCCCCCCTCAGTCTTTACGCCAGACTGTCCCACTTCACGATGCGGGTGTTGGCCGCAACGGTGTGCACGATGCCGAAGCCGCCCAAGTAGTACCAGGCGACGCCCTTGCCGCGACCGAAGTCCGTCGGGATCTTCCCGCGCATTTCCTCGGGCGTGCTGATCCCTTCGGCGACGGTGTCCTGCCCGAAGAAGTATGCCCAGTTCGACACACCCTTCACGAACGCGTCCTTGGCGATGTTCGTCTGTTCGACGAAGCGCACCGATTCGTAGCGTCCGATCTCGCCGTTCAGGATCATGCGGAAGCCCTGGTCGACGTACTGGTGGATCGTCTCGAGGTCGTTCTTCAGCCGCCGCAGCGTGGTGGGGTGCGCCACGCAGAGGTAATCGTCGTTGACGTAGGGCGGGATGTTGCGCTCCTTCATCATGTCGACGACCGACTTCACGTGATCCTTGGTGAGGGCCACGTTGTTGGTGCCGGTCACGGTTCCGTTGGTGTAGAGCGTGATCGCAGCGGTGTCGGTGCCGGAAGCCGCGATGACCCGCAGCTTGGTCTTGTTGAACTCGGCGTAAGCCTGCCCGTCGAGGGCCTTCTTCGCGTCGTTCTTCAGGACCTTGTCGATGATCTCCATCACCGGCTGCTTCGACAGGTCGTCGAGCTTTCCGGTGTAGGGCACCGAGTTCGCCATTTCCCCGATCACCATCGTACCTTGGGTGATCGTGAAGTTGGTTTCCGGTACGGTCGCGGTTTCCGCGAGCGTCGTGCCCGCAGTCGCCACATCGCTGTAGATGTTCCAGTGGAACGTGTCGCCACGTCCCTTTCCTTGCACGGCCGCGTCTTTGATGTCGGCGAACTGGCGAAACTTGACGAGCGGCTGCAGTGCGAACCGCAGCACGTCCGACAACGTCTCGCTGAACATATACCCGCCGAGCGACGCCGTGGCCCATACTTGACCAGTCATGGTGCGCTCCGATGAAAAAGAATTACGGTTGAGGTAGACCTCGATCCTGTCCGCGCGCCTTCGCCATCGCACTGATGACGTCGGAGTTTGTCCGGGGCTGCGGCACGTGGGTTTGTGCGCGCGCGCCCGTTGCGGGGAGTTCGTCGATGGTTTCCTTGCGTTTTTCCTTGTCGTCACGGGTGGTCGCTAGAGGACCGTTCGCGGATACCCCGGCAAGCGTGCGCGTCCATTCCACGACGCGCTTGCCGGTTGCAGCCAGAATCTGACCGATCTTCTCCTCGCTGTAAGCCTCGAGTGGTTTGCCCTCGGCTTCTTGGCTCAGGAAACGATCGGCGACACCCCTTGCAATGGGGTCCTTGACGATGGCTGGGTAATCTTTCGCAAACTGGCGCAATGCACTCCTGACTACAACCTTCTGCTCTACTGACGCTGCGAGCTGGTCGACGTCGACCGGAGCGCCGGCTGGTGTTGCCGGTCGCGCCACGACTTCTTTCAGCAAGCGCTTCACGTCGTCTGTCTCGCCTTGAAACAACTTGTCGATCGCCGAGTCGACGTCGACCGCGCTGGCTGGTGTCGCCGTGCTGGTCGCCGTCGCTACGGGTGCTGCCTCTGCTGCTGGCGCGGGCGTTGCCGCCGTTCGCCGTGCCTCATCCACAATCTCGCGCGCCTTCTCGCGCGCATCGCGGAGGTAGTCGTCCGCGGCTTCGTTCTTCTGGGCGCTCGCACGCAACTCGTCGAGCGTGACCATGCGCTCCTCGCCGTTCACCTTCATCGGCACCTTGTACTTGCCGAGGTCGGCGTCGGCCAAGATCAGCGGTTCGGCCGTCTGCCTGCTCACCTGCGCGCCGGGGTCGAGGGTTACGTCCCGATCCGCGTCGGGATCCTCGACCGCCGGCGCCGCCGCATGGGCAGGGGTGGGTGTCTCGGGCTCGCCTATGTCGTGGGACTTGCGTCGCGCCTCATGGCTCTCGCGCACGACCGCCATCGCTTCCTCCCGCGAGAGGCGCTGTGTCGGGTCGTTCGGGTCCTTCTTGACTTCGGCTTCAGCCATTGCGTTTCTCCTGAATGCTAGTTCCAGCGGTCGTCCGGGCCCCTGACGCGGCGCAGCCCGAAGCTATCCATGTCGGGGCGCGGCAGGCAAAGCATGTTGACGGAAACGATCCCCGGGAAGACGTTTTCCTTGTACTGCGCGAAGTTCGACGGATTGAACAATGGCGGCAGGTGCCAGTACAGCGTGTAGCCCAGAAGCTGCAGGTGCTCGATCAGCGCGGCGCTTTTCTCCGCGCGATCGTTCTCGACGTAGAGGTAGGGGCGGAAGCGGCCGATCATCTGCGCCGCGCCGCGCAGCACGTCCAATTCCATGCCCTCCACGTCGATCTTGAGCAACCCGCATTGCGGGATGTTAAGCGAATCGAGCGTCAACTGCACCACCGCCTCGCTCGAAGGCTCCGTCTGCATCGACACCGCGCCGAAGTTGTACGGCTTGTGCGGGTCCAGTTCCGGCATGAACGTCCGCGGCAGGTGTCCGCCGCCGATCGCGGCCTGCCACGCGAACACGTTGGTCAGCTGGTTGAACGCGATGTTCGCGCACAGGGTCTGGTAAATGAGCCGCTGCGGCTCGAACGCGAACACGCAGGACGAGGCTTTGGCGAGCGCCACCGTGTGCGAGCCCAGGTTCGCTCCAACCTCCACGACGAAGGTGTGCGGTCGAACCAACTCGTTCAGAAGCAGCCACTCGTCCTCGTTGTACTCGCCGTAGAGATCGAGCGAGCGCCCGACGTAGGCGTCGTTCTGGTTGTAGAGCATCGGCCCGTGGCGGCAGAAGCGCAGGCTGTTGAAGCCGCCGTCGATGGTGATCGTCGTGTTGTTGCGCACCCGCGCGCCAGACGGTTCGTTCACGTTCTGGAATTCGCGCGACTTCTCGTTCTGCTCCATGCCCCTCCCTGAAAAGAGGCCCCACCCGAAGGCGGGGCCCCAAGTTACAGCCCCACCACGGGACTTTCCTTAAATCACTACGATCCATCTATCTCCGCGCAGGCGCCACACTGCCGCGTTGCCGTTCGCGTCGGGCGCGATGCGATAGCGTTCGTGGTCGATACCGAGCACCGAGAACGACACCATGCTGCTCAGGCGCAGCTTGTCGTCGGTCTCGAGTAGGCTGTGCGCATCTTCCCACAGCGCGATCCTGAACACCCCGTGCACGGGGCAGGCGTAGAGCTTACCGTCGACCTCGATCGTGGAGTGAACGCCGGTATCCGGCTTCGCATACATCGCGCGCTCGCTCATGCGCTCTCCTGCAATTCCGTCTCCGCGTTCTTGCCCGCCGTGATGTATTCGGCGAAGCACTCCTGCCAGTGGCGCAGGATACCGGCGCGCAGGCGCACCTGGCGCAGCACCTTGCGCTCCTCCGGATCGTCGGGGTCGAGATCGAAGATCGCATTCGTCAACTTCGCGAGCTCGGCCTCGGAGTCGGAGAGGATGCGCTCGCCGATCTTGGAGTCGAGGAACTGGCGCACCTGCAGCGCGAAGTCGATGCGCTGCAGGAGCGTGTGCCGGTAGATCTCGTCGTCGCGCGCCTGTTGCTGCGCGATCGCTTCCTGCTGGGCGTCGATCTCGAATTCGGTGTCTTCTGCGCTCATGTCAACCTACATACACCTTTCGTCAGTGACGATACACCCTTTTCAATCGGCGCGCATCGTCTGCAGGCCGGCCGCGGCGCCCGCCTCGGGCGAGGCTGGCGGCGTGGGATTGGCCGGCATGTTCGGGTGCGTGTTCTGCGCGATCGAGGCGTCTCCGGGCTGGATCTGCGCGCCGGTGCGGCGGTTATTCACCGGCAGCAGCGTTACCGATCCGGATCCCGGTGGCTGAGGCAGGTTCGGATCCATGCCACCAGGCGGTGCCACGTATCCCGCGCCCTGCATGACCTTGTCGGCGACCGGCGCGACCGCTGGGACCGCAGTAATAACCTCAGCCGTCTGGATGGCAGAGAAGGCACTTTCGACCCCTTCCTTCACCGTTTGCGCCCGGATCCGATCGACCTCGGCCGTGAGCTTCTTCACCGTCGCGGCGACGATCTCGGGCGGGTTCTTCTGCGCGAGCTGCTGTTGGAGCTCCTGCACGGTGTTCTGCAGCGACAGGATGTTCGGATCGACGTTGTCGGGCATGAAGCGCTTGCCGTCCTTGTAGCCCATCATGCCGAAGACCTCCTTGAAGATCTCGGCGGTGTCCAAGCCGAAGCGCTCTAGCGTGCGATCGGCGAGGAGATCGCGCACCGCGGTCAGGCCCTCGACGAAGCTCTTGAGCCGGTCGTGCGGGTTGGTGGCGCCGACGCCGACGCTCACGTTCACGGTGACGCTGCGCATGAGGAGCTCGTCGGTGATCGTGTCGACGCCGAAGCGATCGAGCTTTCCCTTCTGGGCCGCGAGCCCGAGGATCACGACATCGGTCTCGTAGTGCTGCTCGAGGAGGACAAGCTGGCTCAGCACGGGCTCGGCCCACGTCTCGTTGAAGGTGCGCAGCTGGTAGGCCGAGATCTGGGACGCGTCCTTGGTGAGGATCTCCATGCCGCCGACCGTCTCGTTCAGCTTCCGGTTCGACTGCACGGATGCCTGAGAAAACGAGCCCGCCAGGTCGTCGAAGTCCAAGTTGAGCCGGTCCTGCTCCTCGTAGGCCGAGCGGGTGACGTCCGGGGTGTCGACGACCCGCACGTCCTTGCCGTCGGCCGGATCGTTCATCATCGTGGTCGAGGAGGGGACGTTCCTCTGCAGGCTGCGCAGGTCCACGTTCCCGGTGCGCTTGACGAAGTAGCGCTTGTTCATCGCGAACTTCACGTTGTCGCTGCGCTGGTTCGCGTTCTCGTTCAGCTCCGCCTGCACGTCCTTGGTCATGTCGACCGGCGAGGACGGGTAGGTCTTGTGCGTCTCGATCACCGGGAAGCCGATCACGTACGGGCGCCGGCCGTGGAACCAGACTTCCGAGAGGCGCCGCGGCTTATCGAGGAGGAGCTGCGTGCCGAGCGTGTGATAGACGTAATCCTCGCCATCGACCTCCACGATGTTGCGGTGGACCCAGACCATCGAGAACTGGGTGATCGCGCTCTGCATGACCTTGGGATCCACGCGCCCCTGCTCGCGCTGCATCCGCACGATGTCCGCGTACTGGGTGGAAGCGGCGAGGATCTGCGCGTCGGACGCGCTGCGCCAGCGGTACTGGCCCGTCTCCGCGTCGATCGTGGTCATGCGGGCCCGCACGTCCTTCACGTACATGGGGATCATGTCGATGAAGTAGGGGGAGCTCCCCATCACGTCGTACCAGTCGGCGGAAGCGTCGAAGCGGATGTTCTCGATCGGGCGCAGGCGCACGGCGGGGCGGTCGATCTTGCGTTTCTTGTTGTACTCCCAGCACTGGTAGGAGCACACCACCCCCTGCACCATCGCGTCCTGGTAGGCCCCGACGAGGGTCAGGAACCACGGTATCGACCCCGGCTTGGTGAGCCGGTACTGCAGGAGCGCCTTCAGGATCTCGGCCGAGGCGCGCTGCTGCGGATCGTCCTCGTCGCCGGCGGTGACGTTCAACACGTCTTCGTTCGAGAAGTAGGCTTCGGCGGCGATCGCCTCGTTCTTGCGCACGCTGGCGCGGGTCTTTGGGCGGAAGAAGCGGCTCCTTT